CCTCACGGCGTGACCTTCAATTCGATCTATCAACACCAGCTCGACAGCGCTATGGGTACTTCTCAGGCTATCCCGATCGCACGATCGCTCTGCACAAAGTTTGGCTGCTGTTTTCCCGAATAGCGATCGGTTGATTTTGTCTGAGCAATTCGAGTACACGAACTTTCGGTAATTCTCCGAGACTTCATTTTGTTTGCCCAAATATTCTTTAACTGAATCGGTCAAAGTGCGACGAGTAATTTTCCCGGCTAGTCGCTTTGTTAAATATTCTTGCCGATCGTGCTTGTCAAATTCAATCCCAAATGCGTCTGAGAATAACTGGGTTAATGCTAGTCCGACTAAGCTGTCCGCTAAAGCTTCGGCTTGCTTATTTCCCTTTTTGTCTAGCGCTCTCATTACCCGCTCAAACTCCAAAAGTGTAACACAGTTGACAGCCCTTGGGTTCAATGTAGTACGCGCTTTGAGGAACTGGAAATCCTCACCTAGTATAGCTTTGATGTCTCTTGATGCGTTCTTTATGAGGAACTGGAATATACTACAAATCTGTGGAACCGCTACCGCATATTCCCCATTATCCTCAAACCTGAGACCTTCTATTTCCAAAGTTCCCATTTTGACGATCGCGATCGTAGCTTTGCGTGTTAGAATACTCATTAGTTGACCTCCTTTTTAGGTTTACTCATGCACCGGAAGTTTAAGTTTCGCGGTGCTTTTTCTATTGTAGCATAATGGCAAAGGTTTGCACTAAAATGCGGTGACGCTCAAACTCCAAAAGTGTAACACAATTGACAGCCTTTGGGTGCAATGTAGTACGCGCTTTGGCGAATTGGAAACCCGTTCCTAGTATAGCTTTGAAGTCTCTTGATGCCTGGTTTGTGGCGATTTGAAATATACTACAAATCTGTGGAACCGCTACCGCATATTCCCCATTGTCATCAAATCGGAGACCTTCAAACTCAAAACTCCCGATACTGACTGTGATGCGTTTCTCGACAAAAAAAATCCCCCCAAAGTTGGAGAGATAGCCGAATATTAAATCGATTAGTCGCTTAATAGTTTGGTCGTTTGGTCGTTTGGTCGTTTGTTCACCAGTGCTAACTGTTCGCCTTTGCTTAATTCCTCAAATTGCACAACTATGGGCTTGTATGTATCCGCGCTGGTAATTTCTACTTCCCCGTCGCTAAACCAGCGATAAACCGTTTCTGTGTTGCCTAGCAGAAAGGTGGAATATCGAGATAAAAGTTTAGGAGATTCTTTCGTTTGACTTTGCATTTCAATCAATCCTCTAAACTTAAAAAAGTGGCTATTGATGGTTTTGGTTCCGGTTGTGAATAGGTAGACCAATTCCAACCTGGAGGCGTACCGGGATCTGGATGGTTAGGATCGTCTGAATCGGTGACATCAAAACTGATCAAAAATGTCGGATGTCCTCTCTCGTTTTCGCCTAACTCCGACAGCAACTGTCCATCGGTGGTGAATGGCAAAATGTCCTTTTCAGCAAACCCGTAACCAGAGTTAGGCTCTGTTTGTGTTAGGATCAGTAGAACACGCCCCGTCTCGTTTTTCGTTGTGTTTGGATTCATTGTTTTTTCTAGTTTCAGATACATTTTACCCGTTGAAGGAAAGGGGAATAGATCCCCTTTCTACTATCGATTAGAAGGGCATATCGGTAAAATCAGCCTCTAACTTTGCAGGCGCTTCTACCGCAAGTTCGGGTGAAGGAGAGCCACTACCACTAATAGCTCGTTGTGGAGGTACAGCAGCCGATCGCAAGGTTTCAGGCCGTCTATGCTCATCAATCATTTGGATTGAGGCTTTGACGGTGAAATGCGAATTATATGGTCGGATATCGCCTATCAATAATATCAACCGCCGACCTTTAAAGACAGAACCAAGCTTGTTAAAACAGTTGGTCAAATCTTTGTTGGTCGTATAACTCCCCTCCATGTCAACACCGTTAGCGTCTTGCAGCCATAGCTCCCAATTCGGGGGGAATTTGGCATTCTCAGGTTGTTTAATCTTGGCATAATCGCGAACATACCAGAAGCTATTCTCTCCCAATATGTGCAGTTTCTTTCGATTGTTTGTGGAGCCTAGCACCTGCAAAAGTAAATCAGAAACCGCTTGAACACCTGCCTTTTCTTGCGGTGTAGCTCCGACAGTTTCGAGTAAATGCTCGATCAATTCCTTGCTGACTGTGATGTTGTCATCACCTAAAATCTCTGCGATAACCTCGCGACGTTTTTTGATCAGTGGAACTTCGTATATGACCTTGACAGCAGGATTGTTTGGAGTGAACGCGATAGAGACAGAGACAGAGGTACTCTCATCTGAATTCTGATAAATCTTCTCGATCAACCGTCCGGTAATGTTTCCTACTTTGAAAGTTTTAGCGACAACATTAAATTCGAGTTCGTATTTGTTATCACCGCTTACAAGCCATAACGACTTATCGCCTCCCATGATTCCCGGTGCATAAACTGCCGTAACCATATCCCCTTGGACTTTCACCCTGAGCAATGAAGTCTCATCTACTTTTCCGTCATCGCCAGCAGCCTCTAGTAAGAAGCTGTAAAGATCCGCTCCCTCGTTAATATCCCCCAAACAGAGAGCGTCTGCATGGACTGGATGCCAACCGTCCGCCGGGTACTGTCGAATCGTACACGAGGGAAACATTGAACCTGCAAATACAATTGTCTTAGTAGGAATGAAGCCATTGCCTTTGATTGCCATGATATGTCCTGTTCTTTTCTTCTGGGTGATCTGTTTTTTCTTGCTGGTTTTGCAGTGCTCATCAAATGGGTTTTTTGTGTCTTTCTCAACCATGTATACATACTAACTGATGTCAACCCTATCTGTCAAGGGTTTCTATAAAGTATTTTTGAAAAAGGCTGGAAGTGCTGCGGGGTATAGATGTGGGTAACAAATTGGGTGCCAGGCGATCGCTATCGGAGTATAGAGATGCCTATCGCCGGGCCCGATCGGTCAAGACAGACTCATCTAGCATTATTTTAGAGCTTGGTTAACTGCCTATTAACTGTCTGGCAGTCAAACATTTTAACTACAATCGTACTATGCACATAGCTAGAACCTAGCAAAAATGCTAGAAGCGAGTTCACAATTCCATCACCTTTACTGTTGTGTCTGTCGTTTCTACCTTCTTACTATTAGTAAGAGATCCGAACGACAGACACATCAATTAGAACTCGCTTCTAGCATACCTTTTACCTGACTCTAGTATTGAGGACTTTTGCCAAGAAAAAACCCGGCGATCGGGAGATCGTCGGGTTGTTTTAGGCAGGTGTGTCTAGTCAAAAAAGAAAAAGGATTTGACCGTCTTTTCTAATTCTGGGGTGCGATCGTACACATTGACTTGATCGTGCCCGTGTTGAGCTGTCCCCAAAGGTTCGTGATGTTGGTGAAACCGCTCTACCCATTTGCCTAGTTTGGACTCTTCACCGGGCTTTAAGGAATACCCCAAATCCTGTGCTAAAACGGCTGGGAAGACTGCTGTCGCTGCTGTTAAGGTCATCTTTTTCTCTCTCGTTACTGTTCTCTTTAAAAGATAGCACACCCAAACACTTTATGTCAATACTTTTTTAATTCTTCAGAAGCGAGGTTAGAATTCCTCACCGTTACGGTAGAGTCTGTCGTTTTTACCTTCTTACTATTAGTAAGAGATCCGAACGACAAACTCATCAATTGGAACTCGCTTCTAGTCAGCATTATACCTAACTCTAGTATTGTGGACTTTTGGCAAGAAAAAACCCGGCGATCGCATCACTTTTGAAACCGTTTGTTTTAGGCAGGTGCTACCAAGTCCGCAGCCTCAAACCTATGCCGGTAATGTTTTGACCTAATTTTGCCGAATGCAAAGTCCGCACATCGAATGATGCTATACGCCGCCCGTTTCCATAGAAACCATTGACATCTGTCAGGCGGTGAGTTAAAATAGCAGAAAGCGAGAAAGAGAGAGGAAAAGGGATGAGTTATGAAAACGGTGCGGATAAATATTCAAAACCGGGGAATGTGTACGTCTTTGTCAATTTGAAGCGATGGAAAATAAAGATCGGATTAACGGGGCGAAAAGTGGAGAGAAGATTAGAAGAAATACAGCAAGACTACGGCAGACAGGTCAAGTCTGTGTTCGTCTGTGAGACTTCTAATATGTGGAAATTGGAGCAGACGGCACATCGGAAGTTTCGCAAGTACAAATCGCCAGAACCTAAAAACCTGACAGGACAGTCTGAATGGTTCGCACTTTCACCGTGTTTAATAATTAAAGTGATTTGTTTCCTGTTTCTTCAGAATAAACGGCTAGAGATTGGCTATCGAATTGAGAAGAGTTGGTGCTTTAAGCTGCTAAATATGCTAAAAAGATAGAGATAAGATCGGGCGTTGAAATACCCGATCTTTTTTGTGTAGCACGGACAAAAACAATGGGATTATTAGCAAAATATAGAAACAGGGTTGAATTAGAAAATAGTGGGGAATTGTTGAAATTGCAACCGAAACAACAGGAAGTGTTCAACAGTAAGGTAGACATAGCGATATCAGGAGGAGCGGCGGGCGGGGGCAAATCGGCATTAGCGGCCGCGATTGCAGCAGATCAATCAAAAATAATAAATGAAAAATACCGCTGTGTAATATTTAGACGAACTCATGCACAGGCAAGAAACCCTGGGGGGATGGTAGACGAAACAAAGCGCTGGTATCCGACATTAAACGGGCGGCTAAATGAAAGTAGATTAGAATGGGTGTTTCCGTCGGGTGCTAAAGTAACTCTATCGCATCTACAGCATGAGAAAGACCGCCTAAACTGGCAAGGGACGGCACTATGCACGATAATTTGGGATGAGTTAACACATTTTACAGAGACTCAATTTTGGTATCTAATGAGTCGGGCCCGATCAATCAGCGGCATCCGTCCTATAATTCGTGCAACTTGTAACCCTGATGCTGACAGTTGGGTTGCAAATTTAATCAATTGGTGGATAGGTGACGACGGCTACCCAAATCCCGATCGCGCGGGTGTGTCGAGATGGTTTGTTAGGAAAGGTCTTGATACAATTTGGAGAGATACCAGGGAAGAGTTGCTAGAAATATTTCCTAGTAGTGATCCTAAATCACTCGCTTTTTATCCTTCAAAACTAGAGGATAATCAAGCATTAATGACAGCCGATCCTAACTACAAAGGAATGTTAGAATCACTTTCTGATCCGGTAGAAGTTGCCAGACTATTAGACGGCAACTGGAAAATCCGATCAAGTGAATCAAGACTGTTCAAACAGAGCGCGATTTTTGCTTGTGCTGTTGGGAATTGGCAAGATCCAAAATTAAATCATAATTACTTAATCGGAGTCGATCCTAACTTTGGAGGTTCCGACTTTTTCGTGTTTCAAGTTTGGGATCTGACTCGAACTCCCTATCAATTGGTTTACGAATTTAGAGAGCAAAAACAATCAATTTTAAGCTCGATCGCAGCGCTAGGAAATACTATCGATCGCTATCAGCCATTTATTGTCTCAGTTGAAAAGAACGGGGGCGGACAGACAATATTAGAGACGATAGCGGCTCAATACCCTGGTACTAGAATGGAAGCCGTCAACACTTCCCACATATCAAAAAAAATCAACACCGATCGGATTGCGATCGCTGTTGAAAGTTTAATTGTTGTTTACCCGGCTGACTGGGTTGGTATAAATGAGATGTTAGATTTCTCTAAAATTGCAAGAGAAGCTGTAACCGGAAATGATGACTGTATTATGGCGTGGGCGGTCGCTTTTGCCTTCCTAGACGAGGCTCTAGAGAATGGCATCATCTCCCCTACTTTGCTATTTTAAGGTTTCTAAATATTTCCCCATGTTTTCCTGAGAATGATATTTGCGATCGTTGTCTTTGAAACACCAAATCGGACTTGAATAGCTGCCCTTGATACCCCATTGTCGGCTAAGCGTCGGATTTCTAAGACTTCGAGACTTGTCAACTTTGACATCGGGTGTTTATCGCCGCTGTTGTCTCTTGTTCGATAATTGTTAACGCTGTCCATTTGCTCTGTATTCCGTTATTTTTTCCTTGTAAGCTTTGATCGCCTCTTCTTCTGTTGCGTAGTTTATACCGAATAGAAACGTGTCAGAAATTTCGTCGTAATTCACAACCTCCCAATTTTTGCCATCTATGAAACGCAAAAGGATGTTGGTGTTTCCCCGCCCCGTAGGAACTAAAGTTGATCGCAGGATCTCATCTTTTAGAAACGATTTTTGAAGTGCTGACAACTGATTGCTCATTTTGGTCTCTCTCTTTTTTCTCTTGTTCGATCGTAACACATGGTAATACTTTATGTCAACCCTTCCCAAAGCTATTAAAAATTGAAAGACCGCCCGCCCGATCGGTCAAGACAGAAGCGAGGTATCAAGTCATCACCTTTACTGTTGTGTCTGTCGTTTCTACCTTCTTACTATTAGTAAGAGATCCAAACGACAGACACAGCAACTAGAACCCGCCTCTATCCTCCCTTTTACCCGGCTCATGTATTGTGGACTTTGGGCAAGAAAAAACCCGGCGATCGGGCGATCGTCGGGTTGTTTCGGCTAGATTGTGTCTAGTCGAAAAAGGCTTTGACTGTCGCCTGTAATTCTGGAGTGCGATCGTACACATTGACTTGATAGCGACCGTGTTGAGCTTGCCCTAAAGGTTCGTGATACCTCCTTACCCACTTACCCAACTTGGCATCTTCACCGGGCTTTAAGGAATACCCCAAATCTCGCGCTAAAACGGCTGCTAAAACGGGGTTAGCAGCGCTACCGGGTAAAGCGCTGTTTGCTCCCAATTCCTCTGCTAAACGCTGCTCAAACGCTGCTTTGATTATTGGGTTGGTAATACTCGGCAATAGTTTTGTAGCGTCTACCAATACCTCAAACGATGTCGGCAACTGTCGGGACTGTTCTGGTGCGGGTGCGGGTGCGGTTAGTTGGCTAATAACGTGCTTTACCCCGATCGCCCCAAACGTCCGAGCCAACTGCTTAGCCATCGGTGCGGCTGCTTTAGACTCGTATGCAAAGTATTCGATCGCTAGCCAAACCGCTTGGGGATTAAAGCCATTCTCTACCAAGTCTCCACACTCAAGTCCATGCTCAGTATAGGTTTGGGCTAGTTTTACCGACTTAAAGTCTCCACCATCGATAATAGAGTTGTGGTGAACGCTACAGCAGCGCGCAACACCACGGATGCTCAAATTCCCATTGGGCATTGCCTGATCACGAATGAAACTCAAAAAGTCTTGTTCAGATTTGATAATGTTCATGACGGTTCTCTCTCGCTAATTTTCCGATCCGGCGATCGCACGTTAGTCTTATTTTAGCATACGCAAACACTTTATGTCAATGGTCTTTATCCAGAAGCGAGGTATCAAGTCATCACCTTTACTGTTGTGTCTGTCGTTTCTACCTTCTTACTATTAGTAAGAGATCCAAACGACAAACACAGCAACTAGAACCCGCTTCTACTCTACCTTTTACCCAACTCAAGTATTGGGGGATTTCTGCTAAAGCGTGGTGTCAAAAACTTGGGGTAAAGTCTCAAAAATATATTTAATGTTGAGTGAGACTTGCCGCCCGCTGGTATTGGGTAGCGCGGCGACAGAGACAGCAATCAGTTCAACTCTAGTCT